ACGCACCCTGTTCGAGTAGTGTCGATTTAAGGGCTTCTTAGTGTGGTGCAGAAGAAAAAGGAGCAAATATCGAACAACCACACACTTATTTATTAAGGTTGTGCCTGACAGCCTATATAACCGCAATTGATGTGTTTTAATGTATGTAAAGTTATCACTTGTGCGGCAGCGATAATATCAGGTTTTTATGCCCCGGTGGCGGAATAGGCAGACGCAGCGGACTTACGTGGGCCCAGTGGCTTGTTGGAGAGCAGCACTCCTTCCCACGACCAAAATCCGCTATCCGTGAGGGTGTACGGGTTCAAGTCCCGTCTGGGGCACCATATGAGCTTGTAACCGAATTGGCATAGGTACTTGGCTCAAACCCAAGGTTTTGTGGGTTCGACTCCCACCAAGCTCACCATTTGACTTTCTTCTAAAATTATAATATAATAATTATAGTAAAGGGAAAGGATAATTTATGATTAAATGTGAAATTTTTCAGCATGATTACCAGGTAGTAAATTTTTGTAATGAGAATCACATTACTAAAGAAAATATAATTTCATTGCTTTTTAATCCTGAATTGTTATTTAGTTATAGATTATTCTATGAGGTAAATAATTGACTTTTAGCAGAAAATCTGCTATAATAATTATGTAAGGCGGCCACAGCAACTATTATTTAAGCAGTAATCTTTTAAATTATGTAGCTAAAAATCCGCCTAGAATTTGGGCTTGTAACCGAATTGGCATAGGTACCGGTCTTAGAAGCCGGGTTTTGGAAGTTCAACTCTTCTCAAGCCCACCAGTCACCTCCCGCAAGAAAAGTGACAAGTCGCGTTAACATTCGTTTGTTAGCTACGCTGGGAAAACGCGACTATAAAATACAAAGAAGCCAGGCCAACGGCGCTAACCGTATGTAGCGACCGCCGTAACTATCACATTCTAGGAGTCCTGACACTGTTATTGGACTTAATACTCAACGGATATGCGCGCAAAACAAATCCTAGAATGTTATGGCATCAAGTAAAGAGCCTTCTCGTGGCGATGCTGTTTTGACTAATCTTTACATAAATATTAAAGAGCGCTTTTCCTTGCTGTACACTCGTTGAAAAGCCAAACGTTCCCGTATGAGAATACGCAGGTTATACCTGTATATTGAAGCCCCATAAGACGTCGTAAAGGAATGGATAGAAATTACAATGGGCCATTCAGAAAGTAGAACACTTTAATATTTGACTTTTTCTGAAAATCATGCTATAATAATTATAGAAACAAGGAAAGGAAGTAGATACCCTATTTAATAAAATGGTTGAACCAAGTGAAGAAGAGTTAACCACTCTGCTTGGGCTACCTGAACAACAGCCATACGATTTGGCGGGATACTACTAAATCGCGGCCGCAAAATCAGTAATGATTAGCGATAAGGAGAAACTCCAAATGTTAAGGGTAGGCGCTTGGTTATCCGCTAACAAAAGCACGATTCCTCACGGCATTATAATAGAAGTCAAGCGTTAAAAGCGTAGACTGAATCCTAGTTAGGGTTTAGCCGGTGACTGTATCAAACCTAGGAAAGACCAACAAGGTGCTATTGTCGTTGAAACCTAGAAATAGGCTATAAGTGAGGTTTGCGGTAAAAGTAGCTTAAAGTGACAACAAGTTCTTGGTATTAGAACAAATAGAAAATATTTGATTTATTATTAAAGAATTTGCTGAATGGTTTGAGTGAAATTTGAGAGTAGACAATCTCTCCGTTGCTAGTCGAAAGACAGGGTGAAGAAGTTAAAGGGTCGCTACCTTTGGCTCAGCCTTCATCTTCAACGTGGCTGAATATGTTTAGAAGGATAATACAAGTATGACGAAGGTCGCAACGGTTTTATTAAATAGGGTATTTGCCCTAATGCGTTCTTTGATATGACCTCACTCTTGCCCGTTAGAGTAATAAACGGGACCTCCATGGCCCTGGAGCTCGGCTGGTCGTAGCAGGTGACTGTTAATCACAAGGTCGTGGGTTCGATCCCCACCGGGGCCGCCATAATTCATAAAGGAGAAATAACAATGGGACTAGATAATGGAGTCGTAGTTCGTTCTTCAAAACGACTAGTTACACGAGATATACTTCCGAAAGAGTTAGTATATCCATTTGATAAGGATTATACAGTGGGTGAAGTAGAAATTGTTTATTGGCGCAAGAATTGGAATTTAAGAAATGCTGTTCTTGATTCAAATGCTGTTCTACCAACTGGAGCAAACACGTATGAATTTTCAATTGATACTTCCGCGCAAGTATTTGAACTTATCAAAATCATTGTCTCCTTCATGAATAAAGACACTTGGGAAGATGATGAATATGGTTCCACTATTTGGGATTATGATGAAATACTTCCAATTCTCCAACGTGATGTTATGAACCTAGCAATTATCGCTTCGTTTATGATAAATAACCCTGATGTTTATTTAGTATTCTATGATTCATATTAAAGGAGAAAGCAAAAATGAGTGACGTAAGACTAAAGATTCTACCGCCTTGGACTATCGTTATTCGTAAGTTTGAGGCATTATTTGACGGTGACCCACAGATTGCTTGTAATTGTAATTTCGCAGGCTCTAATCCTTCCATTGTATTAGCTTGTAATAATGGTGATAAGGTCACTGCCCTACAACAGATTCTTCCTTCTGAAATCAGTTTTGGTAATATCAAGCTAAGGATTGAGGTTGATGGTATTCCTTCTAACCGTGCTTTTACTAGTAAGGTAGAACTATTTGATACCGCTTTTAAGGGTAATCCTGCTTATGCCTACGCTGTGTGTCCTGCTGAAGAAGGCTATCAGTGGATTGGAACTACTTATGTAGTATTTAATAATTGCGTAGTACAGTTCGCGGCAGATAATCTAAACGATTGTCACGGCATTATTAGTACTCTATATGAGACTATTGCCGACGAGCTTCTAACTGGCCCCGCTACTGAAGGCGTATTTTATAATACAAATGTAGAGCGTGCAGGGCTTGGGAAGCCCCTAGGCGAGTGGCCATAAGCCACTCTAATTTGGGCCTATAGTTCAGCGGCTAGAATGTCCGGTTGTCTCCCGGAAGATCGCAGGTTCGAATCCTGTTAGGCTCGCCATAGACTCATCCAGCAATTCTTTTTGCGCTGTAGGAGCCGGTAGTATTGGTTCAAATCCAGTTCTCCTCGCCATATGAGGAGATAGTGTAATGGATAGCACGCCGTAAAATGAGTCTAGTATTTCGGAGTGTGGCTCAGTTTGGTAGAGCGGGTGGTTTGGGACCATCAGGTCGGGGGTTCAAATCCCTCCACTCCGACCATAAACAACTGGGTTTGAAGATTATCCCAACCGTAAAATCTTCCCCTTTCTCTCTCTCTTGACTTTTTCTAGAATTTTTGATATAATAAATATATCAAAGGAAAGGAAAAATAATATGGATAAGAAAGAATTGTCCGCGCAAGCAACCAAGGCTGAATTTGTTAAGTCAATTCATCATTGGCTTATGAATACCCTCAAGCAGAATGGTAAAGAAGAATATAGTGATTGCTTTACTATTGAAGGTTCTAGCATTATGTGCCAACTGCCCGCGGATTATTTTAATCTATACTCTATTCCCGCAAACACCAAAATCGAAATGAAATTTATTTCTAAGAAATCTTAAAATTTAAGCCGTCACAGCAATCTTTTTAAGTGGTTAATTTATTTTGATTGAGAAGCAAAATGATAGATGGTTCGAACCCATCACAATTAAACAATTAACGGCTTAGTATTATTGTTACAAGTAAGGCACCTACAGCAATTACTTTTATAATTACAAAATATAGATATTGGCAGTATATTAAAGTAAATTATTAGTGCCTTGAATTTATGCCGGTGTGGCGCAACGGTAGCGCAATCGCCTTGTAAGCGATAGGTTGTGGGTCCGATTCCCTCCACCGGCTCCACTTTTAAAAGGAGTTTATTATGGGATTTTTCACTAAAAAGAAAACAGTTGCAGAACCGTCTAAACCTATTGAGAAAAAGTGCGAACATAAATTTCAAGATTTTCCTTGGTTTTTAACTTGGGATTTACAGTATAATCATTATACTATTAAAGTAATTGAACCCTATGTTTGTATCTTTTGCGGCGAAAGGAAAAATAAAGTTCTTGCATCTTACACGGGCACAAACTGTAATGAAGGCGAAAAACTTCTTAATCAACTCAGAAATCGCTTTGATAATCATATCAAATATCAAGAAGAAGTAGAAGATATGATAAATGACATGGTTCTAGTAGACCCTGAATATTTAAAATGGTATCATTTACTACGCGAGCAACAAGACCCTTCTACCTCGCGGCCGCAAGCCGAATTTAATAAGAAACCAGAATTAAAGCTATGATAAATAGGCACACACAGCAACTTGCATAGTCAATCTATGTGTCATCGGTTCGAGTCCGATTATGCCATCCAGAATCTGGCGTATCACCCAGTTGGTAGGGTAATAGAAAAATGTGCCTAGATGAAAGGATTTTATGAAGATTTATATTTCCTATTTTGCTCAAATTCGTAATTTCCCGCCCAATTTGGTCGGGCTTTCTACTGCGGTTTGGAATCCAAAATGGCTCCAGAAAGGAAGAAGTCAAAATGGAATTATTTGGTTAGATATTCCGCCGCTAAAACCCGGAAAGAATTGTGATGGATTATGTAATGGCAAATGTTCTCCTAAACATCCAAATGATTGTGAGTTCTTACGCGAATATAAAAATCAGCTAGATAAGATAGATTTCAATATGCTGATGGAGCACCTGCAAGTATTAAATGAAACTATAAAAGTTGGAGAACAATTTGATGATGTAGATTTTGCGTTGTTAGTTTATGAAAAATATGATAATATTTGTTCTGAACGATGGCCTCTTATTCAGTGGTTTAAAGAGCATGGTATGGAGTTAGAAGAATGGCAATTAGACAAAAACCGATAACTACAGAAAAAGAATTTTGTGAATTAATAAGAGAAATAGATCCTCATGAGCGCGGTGAAACTTTATACATTCAATGGAATCCAAATTATGAAGCAAATGATGAAAATTGGCCACGGGTAGAATTACTAGAAAACTTTCTTTGGATTCATACTGACCCAAATGATTCTTGGTGGTATATTGAAAATGGAGATGCCCGTGCTTGGAAAATGTTTCCTAATTTTGAAGAAAGACAACTACCTTGGGGACTAACCTAATGGAAGGGTCTTCGGCTCTGACCCGAAGTGTGATAGTTCAATTCTATCGTCCCCAGCCATATGGGAGTGTAGCTCAGTAGGAAGAGCACTAGACTTCTCAGTTTAGTTTAAAGAAAACGTGTTGGTAGGTTCGTATAAGAGTGTACATTAATTGAGAAAACCACCAATAAGATTATGGGGCAGTACCAAAGACTGGGACCATTAATCTAGGCGTCGAGGGTTCGATTCCCTCCACTCTCACCAAATATTATGCGGTATTAGCGTAGAGGCCGAACGCGGGAGTTTGCTAAACTCTGCCGACCTTAGATGGTCCGAAGGTTCGAATCCTTCATACCGCGCCAGGGAAGCCATTAAACCGACGTGTTAGTATCAGCTGCTACGGCACCAGTAGGTGAAACCGTATTGCAAAAATGATGGTAAGGCACTTCCTACCAATTGTGGACTGTTGGCTTAGAAGCAGCCATCAGCTAAGGAGTTCTAAGTTCTTCCGCGGGTGCGAAATGTATCAAAAGGCTACGATTGTGGAACGCCCTTTTGAGTATGATGTGCCTGCGGATAATGGGAACATGAGATTTGGCGTAAAAGCACACCACAAATATTGAGCTGGCCAGAGTAGTGTGCAGAAAGCTCATTAAACACGGGGTTACTACATAGCTCATCTGCCATGTGTAGAAGGAGCGGAAAAATCGCTTTGCGATTTTGCTAAATGCGGTGGCGGAATAGGTAAACGCTACACGTAAGATATTGGAATCGTCGCTGAAAAAGTGCTGGCATTTTGGAAACAATATCATGTAAGGTGCAAATCCTTACCCGCATTAAATAGACTTGCCCGCGCCTCTGATTCAAGCGTACCTGGGGAGCACGCGGCCACAGCGGTTAAAGTGGCTTATGCGCCATTGGTGTAACGGTAACATATTAGCCTTCCAAGCTGAGGTTGTGGGTTCAAGTCCCATATGGCGCTCCAGGATGCTTTAGACAGATTCAGCAATTATTTTCACTTGCTATTGTGATATTAGGATTCATCCACCTAATAAAAACTGTCTAGTTTTTAGCCCCTTAGCGTAACGGCAGCGCGCTGGACTTTGACTCCATATGTGTTGGTTCGATTCCAACAGGGGCTGCCAATTTTAGACGCCATTGCGCCGAAACAACAGCAATTATTTTTCAGCTCCATTTTTATTCTATAAGGCGTCTAGTTTTGAGGTGGAATTATGGCACAAATTTATACTCGTACCTATACTTGGCCACAAAAGAATGATACTTATTTTACAGTTTATTCAAGACACGGTAGTACTTGGACATGGGGAAATACATCTATATCCGCTCATCGCGCTGGTTTGGCTACACAAACTGGAATAGGAGAAGTTTGGGGAAGTTATTGTACAATAACAGGAGATACTACTCATTATGCTACAAAAATTACTTCAATCTCTTGTAGCTGTTATTTTGATCACCCCAATACAGCTGGTAGTAAAGTATATTACTACGCCCTTGGAAATAATGGTAGTCAGTTAGTTACAATTTCTGCTGATGAAAATAGTTGGGTCGGTGCTGAACGATACACTAAAACAAAAACTGGTCTAACATTAAGTGGTGACTTTTTAAATAATGGTATTTATGGAATGGTAGTATATTGTTCTGCTCCAAACCAACAAATATCCTTAGATAGAGGATATTCTAGATTAACAATTACATTTGAAGGAACAAATTCATTAAAATATTATACCAATAATGATTGGCAAAATTGTCAAGCAAAATATTATGACGGAACAAATTGGATAGATGTTATTCCTAATTATTATGATGGTTCAAATTGGCAACAAGTATAAAATCCAATAAGGAGGTATTCGGAATGGATAAAATAGAAGAATTTATTAATCGTCGTTTTCAATCAGATTGTGATTGGTTAGAAGGAAATTGTTATTACTTCGCGCGCATTCTCAAAATGCGTTTTAAGGGAGAAATTTGGTACAACCTTGTTGAAGGACATTTCCTTTTCCGTAGTTTTGATAAGTTTTATGATTGGGGTGGTTGGTGCGAAGAATATGATTTTAACAAGCCGGAAACCGTTGAAAACTTAGTTAAATGGTCTGATTACAAGAGAATCGATCCAGTACATTATGATAGAATTGTGAGGGATGTAATAGAATGAGTAAGTTTTTAAAGAATATTAAGGATTTGGAAGCATTTAAGGCAGCGGTACGTAGTTGTACTGGCGATGTTTTTCTAGTGAAGAATGATGGTAGTGAAGAGTTTAATTTAAAGAGTACACTTTCAGAATATCTTGGATTGGCTAGATTGGCTGACGCTCATGGAGATGAATATGAGATTTTTTGCCAGCTACCCGCTGATGAAGGTAATCTATTAAAGTATTTCTTTGAGAGATAATGGAATAGATTTGATGTAAATTTAATACTTATATTATGAAGAACGCCCGCAAATGCGGGCGAATTTTTTATATGTGGGGTGAGGAAATGGCCACAACACCAGAAAATTGGAAAACGTTGGGTAATTTATTATTTTATCCAGGATTAAATAAACGTTTTTTTTATTTTGCCTCTTTATTAAATGGGTATACTAAACATAATGATATTTATAATCCAAAAGCTAATGCGATAGGTAGTGCAGCAAAAGATATATTATCAAATAATTTAGATACTAATGAAATTAATAATGCATCATTATCTTGGAATGAAAAATATAAAACAATAATTGCTTTTTTAACTAAGGCAATAATAACTGAACAACAAAATGAAAAGGCATATTTAGAAGGAAAAATAAAATTAATGAAACAACAATTTTCTAAAAAAGATATATCCGAATCTCCTGAATTAAGTCAAATAGAAGCTATTTATCAACAAGCTGTTAACGGTGGAGCATTCAATTATAATCAATTTATAATTGCTTTAAATGGATTATTGCAAGGATTAAGTAATACAAAAGAGCTGTTTAGTTATGAATATGATCGTTTAAATCATATGCAGGAAGGTTTAAACCAGATTTATCAAAATAGAGAAAATCAAATTCGTGGTCTTGCCACTAAGCAACGAAAAGATATTGTAGAAACAGAACAAATGATACAACAAAGTATGGAAGAATTTGACAAAAAACGTAAAATTACATATGTAGCCGATAGCCCGAAAATTTCAACCTTAAGAGGTTTTAAAACTAATATTAAGGACGTAGGAGTTACTTCAGATGTTGCTATTTCACGTTGGGTTAATGAGGTAATTAATAAAATATTTCATTCAACAAAATTTATAAATTTAGCAAAAAAAGCAATTCAAGAATGTGGTTATGATAAAGTAAAAGCAAGAAGCATGTTGCGCCCTATAATAATAAAATCAGTTACTTCTTATGCCTTGAAACATATGGATGAAGTACTAAATCAACAAATATATGACAAAAGCATCACTAATATTATAAACGAATTACAAGATGAAATTCAATTCAATGCAAAAATTAGTATTAAAGGATACGATGATAAATTTGGAGAAAAAGGCACACACTTAGATTATTTTAAAAAAGGACTAGAAGGAATTCTTGAAGGAGAACAACACGCTACTGGTATTTATGGTGCCATCTCTTCTCTGTATGAAAAATCTAAACAAACAAGTAATAAACCATTACAAAAAGATGCAATTAGTGTATTGTCTATGTTAAAAAGTAAAAATCCAACTTTATTATATAGTGTAGAACAATTAAATCAATTTGAAGCACAAATAAATGCTATAAACAAATTAATTAAAACAGAAATAAAATTAACTAAAAAAAATCAAGCCATAACCAATCAAATATTAAATACAACGCAGAGTATTACTTTATCTTCTAACAATCAAAATATAACTATAAATATCTCTATTGATAAAGAAGGAAATATTACATTTGATGATAAAACCAATGCGCAAGAGCAATTTAGTAATCTTTTCGGCATAAAAGCAGCCGGAATTAATTTGACGACATCAAAAGTCCGCTCTGCTATAACCTATACAAAAGGTTTTTTAAGCCCGCAATTGAGAAAAGAACTAGACGCAGAATTTGAAAAAGGTTATCGCTCTACTAAACAAAAATTATATGATACCTTATATTATACTTTACAAGATATTGATTTAGGAATTAATGGTCCTATATTATCTGAAATTAAATTACTTATACAAAATACACTAATAAATGAAACTAATAGCCGACTGAATTGGATTGGAAAAGGTAATGTAAAAACCGACGCTTTTGAAATATTTACTCCGGGTATAAGTAATAAACAATTAAAAACAATTAATTATCAGCGCGATCCTAACTTAAAAACTTTAGTTTTAGCAATAAATAAAAAAATGCTCGCGCAAAGAAATAAATTATTAGATGAATTTGCTTCTGGCCTAGAGAACATGACAGAATTATATACACAAGAACATAAAAAATTATATAACCGATATAGCATATATGCTAGTCGTTATCTAGAAGCACTATCTAATTATACACAAAAAGATAAAATGATTCAAACTTTAATTGAAAAAACAGTTAAACAAGTGCGAGCTCAAATAAAAGGCACTATACCACAAACACAATTATTAGCTAAAATATTAGCTGAAAGGCAATCTGCATTTTTAAATAGTTTAAAAAATACATTATATATTTCTTCCACAATGAAAACATATAATGAATATCAAAATGATATAGGATTTATTGGAGGCTCATTAGGTGGAAATGTAATAACTCAATTGGCTCACTTAGGCGTCTTATTTAGAAACGCAGGTATGGAATTAACTAAAGATGAATTTGAGTGGTTATTGTTTGCTATTATTAACTGTTCATCAGTTAGTGTAGTAGGCGAAAAAAATAAAAATATTATAGAAAATTATTTAGGTGCAATAGCTGCATTCGCTTTATTTGATGAAGCTGGTGCAGAACTATTTATGTTAAAACAACAATTAACTGATAGAAAAAATGCACAGAGTTCATCAAATATTTTACATCTATATGGATTAAATGGAATATACTATCCTGGTTCATTTATATTAACACAAGTATTAGAGAGTGTACAATCAATGCAAACAGTTATGGATATAGATTCTATTGAATCTAATATTCATAATGGCATTAGTATTATTAATGGAGCAAATTATAAAATGATTCCAAATAGAAATGGACGTGCAAACACTAAAAAGCCAAGTAATTCAGACCCATGGGGAACAGTTTCAAAAAAAGTTATTGCCTCAACGCATTTAAAAATTACTTTTATGGCGGGTTTACTAGGAATATTAGATAATTTAAATTCACTAATGCAAGAAATACCAATACCTAATTAATTTATATTAAATAACTTGTACACTTATTACATATCTCATGAGAAATGAAATCTCATTTATTCTTTTCATGGAGGGGAAGACCAATGGGAACACAAGCCCAACAAATATGGGAGTGGATAGGAAAAAATATCTGGCAAATAATTATTTTTGGTTCTTTATTTATTCAAATAGCTCCCATAAAAATTAATCCTTGGTCTGCCTTAATAAAGTGGATTGGTAAACTAATTACCGGTGATGCATGTACTAAAATTGATGGACTAATTGAAAAAGTAAACAAAATTGATGGGTTAGTCAAATCAGTTGATAATCTTAAAACCAATATAGATAATATCAATCAAGAAGTAGTAACAAATGAAAAAGACCGCATACGCTGGGAAATTTTAGATTTTGCCAATTCGTGTCATAATGGCAGAAAGCACACACGCGATGAGTATCGTCATATAGATAAATTAAATCATAAATATATTCAGTTATTAGCACAAACTAATGACAGCAATGGTGAATTTGAAGCTGAATATGATTATATTAAAGAACTATATGCTGAACGTATTCGTAAAAATGATTTCTTAGAAAATAGGGAGGGAATATCAGATGACTAATTTTAAAAAATGGATCGCGGCCGCTGGTGTCCGCGCAATAAAAACAGTAGCACAAACCGCAGTAGCGACTATTAGCACAAGTGCAATTATGTCTGAAGTAAATTGGCCAGTAGTTGCGTCAGCATCTTTATTGGCAGGTATTCTAAGTCTATTAACAAGTATTGCTGGCTTACCAGAATTAGAAGTTGAGAAAGAGGGTTAAACCTCTTTCTTGACTTTTTTTTTATTTTATTGTATAATAATATAAAGAAGGCAAGGAGGATATTCTGTGGAAAAACGGAGTAAAGAAAAGCTAATACCACTCGAAATTTATACAGATGGTTCACTTAAAAAGATGGGACAACGTTCAACTTTTGGAGGCTGGGCCTTTTATGCATTGCGCGAGGGAAATGATTTTTATCATAAATCTGGAAGTGTTGCTATGACAACAAATCAACGAATGGAATTACTTGCTATTCTTGAAGCATTAAAATATGCCCAGGGTATCCGACAAAAAGGAGAAAAAGTAATTATTTATAGTGATTCTGCTTATGCTATTAATTGTTATAAGCAAGAGTGGTACGTAAGTTGGCGAACTAATGGTTGGCAAAACTCTAAAAAACAACCCGTCGCGAATCAAGATTTATGGCAAGAAATTATTCCATTCTTTGATAATTTTTGGTATGACTTCCGCAAGGTAGAAGGACACGCTGGAAATTATTGGAATGAACAATGCGATAAACTCGCGCAATTAGAAGCAGAAACACTAAAAATACATTGGCGAGGTTAATATGGATAATAGTATTTATGAAGTCACAAGAGAAGATTATAAAGGCTTTGTAAACCAAATAAAGCCTGAATGCCGCGATGTAAGAATTGAAGAAATCGGAACAACTCATGTCGCGGCAAAAATATATAGTAAGAAAACCGGAAAATGCCTGTGTAGCCGCGTTTCTTATTCGGTAGACTACGGAGAGCCAGAGCCAGAAAAATATTACATCTTTGAAATGCCAGAAGATGATGAGCGACAGGCTCCCGTCCCAGTAAAAAAAATTACACTTACATCTAAGGAAGAAGTTCAAGCATTTTTTGATGCTATAAAGAAACTTCAAGAACAACAAAACAATGATTGAATTATTTCCTAATGTTCCAGGCTACATTAGAGATTTAGCAAAAAATTGGGTTGATTTGGCATTACAGCAATCCAATCCTTTTGAGGGCGTAAAAATGGTTTCTAATTTCGCAAACTCTTGTCAAACAGAAGAAGAAAAAGAGTTTGTAGACTTTTATTTTAGATTAAGATTGGAGCAATTGAGAAATGAAAGTAGTAATGATTAGTGGAAAAAGTATGTCAGGTAAGGATACTGTAGCAAACATTATGAAAGAAAAGTTGGAGAACTCTGGAAAGCGTGTTCTCGTAATGCACTTTGCTGATTTAGTTAAGTATTATGCAACCCAGTATTTTAATTGGAATGGCGAAAAGGATGAGGCTGGCCGCAGTTTACTACAAGAGATTGGTACAACAGTTATGCGCGGTCGCTATCCCACTTATTGGGCTGAAATAATTGGAAAATTTATTGATGCTTATACAATTCCAGATCATAGTTTCTTTGATTATATTTTAATTCCTGATTGGCGATTTGTAAATGAATATGAAGTAGTGTACGATTACGCGGCCATTCAGAATAATGAAACTATTACAATTCGGGTAAATCGTTATGTAAATGATGAGTTATTTATTAATCCAAATATGACAGGAGAGCAACTAATTCACATAAGTGAATGTGAACTTGATAATTTCGCATTTAATTGGATTATAGAAAATTGCAGAGGACTTGAAGACCTTGCGGATAGTGTAGAAGAAATTATGAAAGAGGAGCATTTTTATGATTGACTATTTCACTAGTGAACCAATGCGTTATTGGGCACCCGCAAGCTCTATGTCTCCAGCTGTTAAACGTCAACACTTGGAACAAATGATTGCTAGTGGCCAATACATATGGAGCCGCAAATATGACGGCAACTGGTCTCGTGCTGTTATTACACCAGAACGCAATGCTCTTCAAACTCGTGGCATTAGCAAGAAAACTGGAACTTATGGTGAAATTCAAAATAAAGTTTTCTTTTGGGAAGACGTAGTAAAGGCGTTTACTGATACTACCGTCATACTTGGTGAAGTTTATCTTCCAGGTGGCATTGATAAAGATGTTGGTTCCATTCTTCGCTGCCTTGATCCAAAAGCATTAGCGCGGCAAAAAGATAAAAAGCTAGAATGGCGCATTTTTGATATTCTTGCTTTTAATGGTAAAGATATGATGAATTGCTGTGTTGAAGAGCGTGTAAGACTCATTCCTGAAGTCGTTAAAATGATTAATAGCCCATTAGTAACTGGAATTGATTATCACTATATGGATGAAGATTTTTTTGATGATTTAAATAATATTTTTATGGATGGCGGCGAAGGCGCTGTATGCTATAAGCGTTCTTCTATTTACATTCCAGGAAAGCGAGGCCCTTCTGCTTGGGAAACCTGTAAAGTAAAGCAAGAGATTTCCGCAGATGTTGATTGTTTTATTACAGGCATTGAACCGGCTGTACGAGATTACACTGGTAAAGATATTGGTTCTTGGAATCTATGGGAAGATGAACGTAGCGGTGAAAAACTGACCGGTGAACTATATGGTGAATACCGTAATGGACGAGCCATCCGCCCAGTATCAAAAGGTTATTTCTATGGATGGCCCGGCGCAATTTATACTAGCGTATATGATGATAACGGTAATATTATTCCATTATGTAAAGTCGCTGGGCTTACAGAAGATTTCAAAACTGAACTTCGTGATAACTTTGACGAATGGTATATGTGTCCACTAACTATTGGTGGAATGATGGTTTCAACCGCACAAGCGGAAAGTGATGGAACTGGCATCTCAATTCGCCACCCTTATATAAAGAGTATTAGAAAGAATGACATAGACCCAAAAGACTGTACTTTGTCAAAAATTCTTTCTTAATATAAATAAATAAGTTGTCCCTCCGACAACGAGGAGGATTAAATGAGCGACCTAGAATTTTTGGGTTTTGCTAATGAAGTTAGCACTTTAGACCCAGTAATGTATCAATATTTTAATCAACTTTTAAAGAAAAGAACTATTATTTTAAATTCAGAAATTGATGAAAGTATTTTAGAAACAGTAGTTCTTCCATTAAAGGACTTTGAGGATGACGAAGATAAGACACCCATTACTCTTATTCTCAATACCCCTGGTGGTTCCGTAGCAGACGGGCTAATGCTTTGTAATGTAATAGATAATTACAAGCACCCATTAGAAATCATTGTTCCTTCTTATTCATGTAGTATGGGAACAATTATTCTATGCTCCGGAAATAATAACCCTAACATTACCAAAAAGGCATACCCCTTTTCATTTGCTTTATTCCATAGCGGCCAAACTTATGTTGGCGGCGAATCAACTTCGGTAGATGATGTTATTGATTTTAATCGTGCAGTAGATAATAAAATTCGTGATTATGTAGTTAAAAACACTAATATTTCCGAAGAACTTTATGCTGCGCATCATAGAAAGCAGTGGTATCTCACCGCAGAAGAAATGCTACAATATGGATTAATAGATGAAATTATTGGGGCGTGATAATGTGATTAATTTTCTTGATACGTCTGCTATACTAAATGGAGCGTTAGATTTATATGATAATGTCTATATTAGTCCACTAGCTATTGCAGAATTAGAAAATATAAAAACCTCTATTCATAAGGATGACAATCTTAAATATAAAGCGCGGCAAGCTATTCGCGCAATACTTTCTAGTGAAAAAGTAAAGGTTCTACCTGTTTCCACGAAACAGGTAGATAAAATTTTCAAAGAGTATCCATTTTTAATGGATATTAATGACCATTATTTATTATGTGAAGCGGTTATTCTTAATAGAAAGAAGGCACATGTAAATTTCATAACAAGTGATGGCGCATTATATGAAATGGCTCGTTATTTAGATTTACAAAAAATCACATATCTAAATGAGCCAGAAAAAGAACAAATTAAAGAAGCATTTTATTGCGGTTATGGAAAATATTATCCAACAGATGATGAACTAGTAACATTATATTCTGAAGGTTTAAATCAAAATGTATTAAACGCTAAAGTAAATGAATATTGTGAGATATTTGATAAGGAAGGTAATCTAGCAGATATTTTGCGATGGGACGGTAAATCATACCAAAGATTGCGTTATACAAATATTGAGAACAAGACATTAGGTATAAAAGTATCGCCACGCAATTTAAATCAAAAGATGATGTTTGATTTACTTCAAAATCCAAATATTCCAATAAAACTTATTACTGGCGTTTATGGAAGTGGAAAAGATTATTGTGCTCTTATCCACGCACTAAACCTAATTGAAAAAGGGAAGAAAAATAAATTAGTATTTGTTCGTAATCTTATTGATTTAAAAGATACTCCACAAATTGGTTTCCTACCAAATGACATAGAGCAAAAAATTGGATGGGGTCTTGGCCCAATAAAAGATATTCTCGGCGGCGACGAGGCGCTTGAAATCTTTACTTCCCAAGATCAGATAGAAGCCGTAAACCTAGGATTCTGTCGCGGCCGCAGTTGGGAGAACGCAATTATCTATGTAACCGAAGGACAAAACCTTACAAGTTCTCAAATAAAATTATTAATCTCTCGTTTGGGTGAAGGGTCTGAAATTATAATTAATGGTGACTATCACGGACAAGTAGATAAAGAAATTTTTGAAAAGGATAATGGAATTAAAGCAATGCAAAGAAAGTTAGTTGGACAGCCAATGTTTGGTTGTATTGATTTAATTAAAACAGAAAGAAGTAAGATGGCTGAATTAGCAACCTTACTAGATTGAGGGAGAGAAATCTCCCTCTTTTTATTTTTGACTTTTTTCAGATTTTATGGTATAATAAAAGAAAAAAGGAGCAAAGTATGAACCAATATTTTGAAGAACAAAATCGAAAGTTTTGGATTTTATCAGGATTGAATGAAGATAATTTAGTTGAATTTTGGGCAAAACAAACCTATGACCAATATCAAGATGATGTCGCGGCAATGGCCGCTTTTGTCACGGTTTTAAACCATAAGTGTTGGTATTGGTTCGATAAAGGAAATGAAGAACTTTCTAAAATCTATTCAGACCTTTATTATAAGTATAATGATTTAGAGTGGGATTGGCTTGAAGCCCACGGGACTTCTGATGAAAAAAGTTGGTATTTTGATACTTTGGATTAACATTTTACCAAAGAAAAAATTATAATAATTTCTCTTTGGCACTATCACCAATAAGTAGAAGGAAACTTCAATTTATATGAGGTGATTATATGAAATTAATTGATATGACTGGTTGGGTGATGAAAGAACACGGTGTTCCAGAAAGCCGAATTACAGTTCTTGAAAAAGATTTAAACAATAAAACAAAAATTACAAAATGGATTTGTAAATGTGAATGTGGCACGATTTTTAGCGCGGCAGGAACTAAAATTCGTAATGGATGGACTCGTAGTTGTGGTTGCTTACAAAAAGAAGTTACTTCTAAAAGAACACGAGCAGATTTAACTGGTCAGCAATTTGGCAATTTAACGGTTATAAAATCATTAGGCACATATGGTCATACTGTTTTATGGGAATGTAAGTGTAAATGCGGTAATATTAAACACGCCACCAGTAATAATTTACTTAGTGGTCAAACACACTCTTGTGGGTGTCTAAAATCTTATGGAGAATTACTCGTTAAACAATATTTAACAGAACATAATATTGAATATCAATCAGAGTATAATTTAGGTAATTTACGGAATATTCCTAAAAGTTCAGCAAGAATTGATTTCGCTATTATAAAAAATAATTTACCAATTGGTTTTATTGAAGTAGATGGAGTTCAACACTATGATAAAAATAATCCTTGGCATAATCAAGGAGTAGAAGAAAATAGTGAATTGAAAGAAGAATACTCTCAAAAGTATAATATTCCAATTTTACATTTATTTTATAATAATAATCAAATTAATTTACAAGAATTAGAAAATTTTTTATCTAAATTGGAGGTTTAGTATGAAAATTTATTTAGCGGGTTCAATATTTTATCACGGTGATGTTTTGCGAAACACAGAGTGGGCCGCAAAAATTCGTGCGGCAATACCTAACGTAGATTTATATAGCCCTATTGAAAATACGGAAATTAATGGTGCAGAAGGTAAAAAGAAGTTCGCAGGCTCACAAGAAATTGCTAATGGTGATAACATTAGACTAAATAACACTGATATTCTTGTTGCTTGTATTGACGGCGATATTCTTCCTGCGGGAACTTGTGCAGAAATTGGTAAGTTCCACGAAAAAATTGAGCGTGGCGACCATAAATATATTGTAGGCATTTGCACAGATAATCGTCAAATGTATTTAACTCATAGTGAAGCTAAAAATACTGGTGGTGCAGCTGCACTTGGAGAACAGCAATATAGTTATCAAAATCTATATGTAACTGGTTTAATTAAGCAAGGCGGTATTTTAGTATCTAATATTGAAGATGCTATTGCTTTTATTAAAGAAAAGGAGAATGAATTTTAATGAATAATATGTTATATGGTATTAACGATAAACTTCCAACAAAGCGACTAATTGTCGCCGCACTACAGCAAGTAGTTGCGTGCTTTGTTGCAACCGTTCTAATTCCACAGATTTGTGGTATTCCTATTGCACCAGCGATGGTTGGCGCTGGCTTAGGAACTCTAATTTACCAGTTATTCACTCGCGGCCAAAGTCCTATGTTTATTAGTTCTTCTGGAGCATTTGTTGCCGCGATTATTGGGGCGCTTGCGATTGGAGCCGCTCCAAACTTTACCGCAGTCGCGATTGGCGGCCTGATTGTTGGCCTTATTTATTGTGTAATTGGTTTGGTAATAAATAAGTTTGGAACTGATTGGGTAAATAAGCTTCTACCACCAGTTGTAATTGGGCCTATTGTTGCAGTTATTGGTCTAAATCTAGCTACGTTTCTACCAACCTATTTTCAAATTAATGGGCAATACAGTCTAATTGGACTTGGACTTGGTATGCTAACTCTCATAATTACTGCTTTAATTTCTCATTATGGAAAAGGTTTTATTAAGAACCTACCTTTTCTATTTGCGATTTTAATTGTATATGCATTTTCCGCTCTACTAACTGTTTGCGGTATTCCAATTATTGATTTCTCTGCGTTCCAACATATGAGACTAATTCAAATTCCTGATTTTTCATTCTTCCATATGAACTTCACGCATTTTAATTGGTCTTATCTACCACAAATACTACTACTATTTGCTCCACTGTCACTCGTATGTATTGCAGAACACATCTCTGACCATAAGGCTTTAAGTGCTGTTATTGGAACAGACCTAACACAAAATCCTGGTGTTGGTAATACTCTAATTGGTGATGGTATCGCTTCTACACTTGGTGGCTTGATTTGCGGCCTGATGAACACCTCATATGGAGAAAGTGTCGGTACAACTGGTTTTAGTAAAATTTGTTCTCGTTATGTAATTAGTCTGGCCGCGGTTATTATGGCCGTTTCTGGTTTCTTTGGCCCACTCCAAGCCTTCCTAGTATCAATTCCAGCGTGTATTTTTGGAGGATGTGCTGCAGTTCTTTACGGATACATTACCCTATCTGGTATTCGCACAATTAAGGATAGCAATATTGATTTAAATAATAATAAGAACATTACTATTCTTGCTTCTGTTCTAACTCTTGGTGTATCTGGTGTTGTATGTAATTTTGGAGTTGTAAGTATTGGAACAACTGCTCTTGCTATGATTGTAGGTATTATTCTAAATCTTATCTTAAAGGAGGAGAAGGTAGCTTAAACTGCCTTCTTTAAAATTGTGAGCTGTATAGGATGTAAAAATTTTTATTATCGTAGTGATGGTGGCGGCTGTTGCGATATGCCTTATAAAGATGCTTGTTTGAAGAATAATTTTCAATTTTATCAATTATCATCTGATTTTTCTAACAAAGAAGAAGCAGAAAGATATTTTAGACAAAAATTTCTTTGTGGTTTACGAGCAACTACAGGTGTTATTGAGGATTATTTAGTAGAAGATAAAAATGTTTTAGATATATTTTTAAGCGAAAATTTAGAAGGAACTCCACTGCCTCCTTTGTTTTGACTTTTCATTTAATTTGTTCTATAATAAAAATAGAAAAAGAAAGGAAGTTTTAATTATGAGTATGTATAATAATTGTCTAAAAGATAATTTATTTAATGAAATAAAAGAAATGTTTGAAAGCGGTTATACAATAAGTGAAGTATTAGAAGTTGTCGCAGCGGCCACAGATGAATTTTTTAATAATGTGAGGCATTGAATATGATTAAAACAATTAGATATTGTGATATTTGCGGTAAAGAACTGCGAGACGGTTTTGATAAATTTTATGACTTATCTTTGCCTCTAACAGATGGAATAAGTATAATTGGTCTAACAAAATCAGATATATGTTCTGAATGTGCTATGAAACTTTATTGGAAAATTGATGAACTAAAACATCCAAACAGGAAGTGTCTCGATTGAAATTAAATATAAATAATTCTAAATCGGTAAAAATGTTTAATCATTGTTATCAACGCGCTTGCTTTCATCCTAAGCGGCGCGTGCGAAAAAAGAATTATAAGCGAGCAACTAATATGTTATATAATTCTATTGTTGGTGATAAAACTATTCTACCACTAAGAAGAATTATGAAACTTCTACTTGGAAAAGACAAAATGAAATGGCTACGATGGGAAGCAGAAAATAATAAAGAAACAAATTAGAAATAATACCTATCTTATGATAGGATTATTTCTTTATGTCGGAGGTGTGTGCGATTTGATACAGAAGATTATAGATAAATTTAAAGAATATATGTATTCACAACAACTCTCACAAGGAGCGGCCGCAGAATTAATTCAAATTAGTAGAACACATTTAAATAAAGTTTTAAATGGTCGTGAGGCTCCTTCTATGGCTCTTCTTATGAGAATGGAAAAGGTGATGAATGATGGAAAAGAAGATTAATTATTATCGTGTATATACTCGCCGTTTAGCAGCACAATTACGCGCAAAAGGGTTTGAGCTATTGGGTATAGATAAAGATTACAAACATCCGGGATATGATAATTATTTATTTGAGGATAGTCCGGAATTGCGGAAAGAAATTGAAAATCTTACACGCAATCATTAACGGAGGATGAGCGATATGAGCGAAGCAAATCAGTTATTTATAACTTCAAAAAAGAAAAGTCCAGAAGAATACGGCGCTGGAAAATGGGGATATTTTAATTTTGATGGGACATTTACAGCATGGAAAAATTTAAAGCCAGCAAGTTTTGCTCTTTATTTATTTTTATTGCGCGATCAACCTGGTTTTAATAGAACCTTATATAAAGTTGAATTTGAAAAAGAAACAGGATATAAAAAGACAGCTTATTATGGAGCATTACAAGAATTGAAAGATAAAGGTTATCTTATACATACCGCGGGAACTCATTGGGATTTTTATCCTGAAGGATTTTCCGCAAATGCGGATATAAAATAATTCCTATCCGTAAAAACGGAAAAACTTTCCGTAAATGCGGAAAAAATTGTCCGCAAAAACGGATAGAAGTTTCCGCAAAAACGGACTACTTGTCCGCAAATGCGGACAGATTTTCCGCAAAAACGGTATAGAATATAAATAAATAAAAAATATTATTTTATAAATATCTACAAAGAAATAAAAGAATTTTTGCTTCGTGCAAGACGAATATTTGACACAATCTCAAAACTATGTTATAATAAAGAAAAAAGGAGTAATAAAATGAATATTCAAGGCGTATGTATTCTCTCTCAACATACAATTTTTGATCCAATGTGGTATGGTATTGCCGCATGGGTAATTATGATATGTCTTACTTTGTTCTTTGCTATAATATGGTTAGATGGGTGTGAAGAATGGGCTGGCCCAGTTTGTTGGATTTTCTTCGTTTTATTTATTGTTTGTATCGCTTTAACTTTTATTGAAGAAAGCAAAACTATCTTTAATCATCCATCTAAAATTGAATACACAGTTGAAATAACCGATGATAACGCATGGAAAGAACTCGGTCCCAATTATACAGTAAAAGAAAAGCCTTATGAAACAAAAGAAATTTATATAATTGAAGGAGACTATACGGATGACAATACTTGAAACAATTCCTATTATTGAAGCGCCAGGAAATTATATAAATTTTATGTTATATGGTTTAGCGGGCGCGCTTATATGTTTAATTTTAGCAGGATTATTATATGGTGAAAGCTATGAAATAGCACCAGCAATATTAACTTGTTTTTCTGCTATTGGATTAATAATTTTTTTAATCGGACTTGTTCTTACAATTTTTGAGCCTAAAGTAGATACTGGCCGCAAGCAATATATCATAAGAGTAGATGAAAATACACCTATAAATGAAATCTATGATAATTATAAAATCATAGAGCATACAAAATATACTGATGTTTATACAGTGGAGGATTTAAAAAATGATTAAGGTTATTGGTCCTCGTGGAACAGGAAAGACGACAAAACTTTTTGAACTCGCGCGCGAAAATAATGCTATGATTCTTACCTCAAATTCTCGCGCTATGCGCGAAAAGGCGCGCAGCCGCGGATATGATGATGTAGAAATTATTGGTTATGGCGATTTGGATAATGATAATTATTCACTTAATAAAGATGTCTTGGTGGATAATGCGGATGATGTGCTTAATTGCTTAATTAATAAATTTTATAGCATTAAAGTAATTGGCTATAGTGCTACAATGAATGAAAATGAAAATGAAACGAGGAACTGATCATTGGTGGGAAGTGCGAAAATATTGGGCTGATTATGCGCTTTATGCTCACTGTAAATGTGGCTTTCAATATGTTTGCTCTTCAGAAATAAAAGATGAAAATCAAGATGGAACATGGACTTGGCGAGAAAAAATAAATAAAATTTATCCATATTGCCCTCATTGTGGCGCCCGCAAGAAATGGTATAATGAAAAACCAAAGAAAATAGAAAAATATTCATGGGAGTGATAATATGTCCAATTATGAAACAAGGCAACCCGATATTAATATTATTGCTAATTTAGATTTAGATAGTAGTAACGCCAACGAACATATTAAAGAAGTTAAAGAAAATCTTGAAGAACTTGCAGAACTAATTGAAGAAATTGAATTACCAGACATTCGCCCAATCATAAATTTTTACGGTTGTTCTTTTAATTTTGCTAATGATGGATGTGCCGAAGCAAGATATTATAATGGTTCTGATATTTATAATCAAAGAAAGGAAGATTAA